CCCTGCCTACTGTGTCCTTTAGGCCAAGTTACTACTTCACCTGAATCAATGTCTGTAGCCCAGAAAGCTTTGTTAGGTGTGCTAGGATCAATAAAAGTTTTTTTAACCCATTGGTGACCCGGACCTCCGGGGTTACTTGTTGCTCTCATGTACAAAGGTAAGCCACTGTCTTTAGTAGTACGTAATCTTGAGCGCATATAATTCCACGGGTAAGGACTAGGCCATTGAGTTAGCTCGTCAAAACCAATCCAGTTAAAGGCTTGCCCTTGGTATCTCATAACATCATCATCTCTATCAAGGTATGACATCCAGAGTGTTGCACCTGATGGTGCTACCCAAGTCTTATCCCGTTCCATAAATTTTATTCCGGGTACAGCCTTTGGGTATAACTGTTTAGAAACTGAGATAAGTTCTCTTAGTTCTTCTGTACTACGTCTTACTAACAACATACTTGCGTTAGGATTAGTAAAGTATCTAACTGGATCAGCAACTAAGCTGTAACTCTTTCCACCTCCAGCACTGCCACCGTACAATACTTCTTGTTGTGTAGAAGCTAGAAAATCTGTTTGTGGCCCCGGATTAGGCTCAAAGATTATATCTTCGTTAGGCAACTCTCTGGTGTAAGTTATCTGTGTTGGACTTGAGGTCTCTTCCACCAAGTCTTTCTTCTTCGAGCTTCTTCGCTTTTTCGAGGGCCGCTTTGTATTTTTCAGCGAGGTGGCGTTGGATTGAAGCTTCTCTCTTACGTTTTCGCTCAATTTTAACTCTTTTCATTAATCCTACGTGGGATATATATCTGCCTGATTGCTCACTTAACCAAGCTGAAACATCTCTGTAACTATATTGTTTAAGATACTTCTTAGCTTCTTCTAGCAGTTCTAACTCATTTGATATTGGGCGTAGTATATCTACATCATTAGCATCTTGACTGTAACCAAAAGGTACTTGTCTTCCAACTCTAACTACTGATCTCCATTCAAACTCTTCATCTTCTCTTGGTGCAGGTAGCTGCCAAACTTTTCCTAGTCTACTCATCTTTAGGGGGCAAAATAAATAAAGGATTAGATGTTGATACTTCTACTTTATCAGTAGCTTTAAATCCACCACGATCTAAAATATCTTTTGCTGCTACCATTTTTTCTTTGTTCCCTAAATCAGTAGGGCTTTCCATAACTTGTTTCATGGAATAAGCTGCTTTAGTTGCAGTGGTAGAAATAAATCTCTTTGTTCTTTCTGCAATCTCTTCTTGCAAAGCATTTACAATAGAAGAAGTAGAAACAGTTTCTGCATACCCAGCTAGTTTACGTGCTTGAGAAGGATCACCTTTTGCTTCTTCAAAAAGAACATCAAGAAACTTCTGTTGTTTTTCTGTTAAGTTTCTCATTTGCACTCACATTTTTTACAAGAACAATCACGATTAATTATAGCACACCAAATTCTTTTAAAATATTTTATCATTTTATTTTCCTATGCGGCTTTGTAGCTTTAGCAGCTTTTTTAGGTTGCTTAGAAAATTGTTTACCTTTAGCTGTGTCTGCTTTCTTTTTTGCTGTAGATGCGTTGTAAGTCTTTGCATCCATATTTTTAATAGCAGAACTCGGAAGATAACGTTCTCCAGTTGCTCCTGAACCTTGCGTTGAAGGTTTCCCACTTTTAGTTCTCCACTTTTGTTTAGTCCAAGCTTTAAGACTTTTTTGAGACTTTTTTATTGCCATCAGCTTTAGCCTTTGCTTTTTTAGTTAGGTCTTTATAATGAGATAACTTTACACTTGTTTTACTGTGAGACTTACCTGTATGTAAAGAACCGTCAGGCATCTTGTGAGTACTGCCTTTATGTTCTGTACCATCTTTTTTATAATGCTTTACGCCCTTCATGACTTGTATCCTCCCCCTGCTTTTTTATAACGTGAAGCAAGTAGCTGTGCTTTACGGGCCGACCACTGCCCTGCTGATCCACCTTTTGTTCCTGCTTTAACGGCAGAAAACATACGCTTACGCATAGAAGGCTTAGTATAATTACCAGCCGCATTAACGGTAGACTTTTTCTTGGTTGTAGAACCTGTCTTTGATTTCACCACGTGTCAATCCTATGTCTTTAAGCATAGCGTCTGACATGTTACTTAGCTGCCAGTATTCTACTCTACGCATTTGGTTATGCTGTATCTTATTAAGTAAACGTTTAAACATGGTATAACTCCTTCTATATTACCAAGAACAGTTATACCATGCTTTAGGTTAACATACTACAGACAGTTATGCAACCCCGTTATGCATTGCTATTTCTTTTTTATTTTCTGATAAGTTTTACGTCCAGCCAAACCTAAAGGATCAACACCTCCGGGTTTTCTTTTTCGTGATATAGTTCTATTTGCTTTACCTCTATTAGATGAAGCATCAGAAGGAAGTACTGAGACAGTAATTTTTCCTGTAGATTTAATACCTCTGAATTTAAATTTTAAATCTTCTGCATTTACAGCAGCCATAACTTTACCATCTTTATTTGTATAGTAAAGTGAACCTGCTTTCTTAGCAGCAGAAATAGATTTATACTTACTAGCTTTTGCTTTTTCTTTAGTTAAGGTAGAGCCTTTATCTTTTATTTTTCTATTTAAATGTTCTCTTAAAGTTTCTTTTGTTTCTTTTATTTCTTTTGCCATTTATCTATGCCTTTGTATTTAAAGTTTACCATTTAACTTTGTGCGACCAATACCTAGCCGATAGTTTACTTGGCTTGGAATCTTGAGCATCATGCCTTGCATAATAACTTTTCTTACGTGCTTTATCTTTTGGAGTCTTAGGAGATGAACCTGCACCAGAAACACCCTGTTGCCCAAAACGAATAAATTTGTAAGTCTCTCCTTCTTTTGCCATTACAGCATGAGACTTAGTTTTATGACTAGGAGTTTTCTTAGGTTTATTAACACCCTTGAGTCCCTCTTCTTTCATTTTATTCTTTACTCGTTCTGGGATAGACATGGTTAATTCCTACGAATTATTTCTTTTTAGCTGCAGGTTTTTTCTTAGCCATACCGCCATACATATAACCACTAGACTTGGACATTCCACCGCCCATCATCTTAGCAGCAGGTTTCTTTTTGGTCATACCACCTGCCATCATTTTAGCGGCTGGTTTTTTCTTAGCCATTCCACCCATATTCATTTTGCCAACACCGTCAGCAGCATATGCTGGAACCTTTTTGCCATCTTTCATTACCATAGCCATACCACCTTTAGCCATAGCAGTTTTATCTCCAAGTTCTTTTTTTACTAGATCCTTAATAGATTTCTTTACTGTAGGTGTAATTTTCATACCTTTAGAAGATACTATCTGTAATAATTTTTTTAGGTCGTCTTGTTGTCTAGTCATCTTAGCCATAAGCATATTCCTTTTTGTTTAAGTTAAAATTATAACCCCGTCATGTATTTATTACACAACGGGGATACTTTGTTTTACGATAAAATTACACGTACTAATGTACTGGTACTACTACCCCGTCTATAGTTTAAGATAGTAGCATTGCCTATAGCTTTAGGAACTACAAGAGTATGTACACCAGCAGGAAGCATAATGTCATTATCTGTAACGTCAGCCTCCGCTGCTGCAAACCCAATGTCTAAAGCATGACTTGTCTCAATAAGAACCATCTTAGCATTAGTGCAATTTACGTGTGTAGTATTAGTGTTACCTAGAGTAACTGCAGTTTCTACAGCCCACCCTAAGTTTTCTCCTACTAATGCAGCTTGATCAACCATTATGCTACCTGTACGTATTCAATAACGAAGGTAAATGAACCTGCTGTAGTAGCATTAACTGTGTTAGTGATGTTACAGAAAATGTTACGTGCTTCTCCTGTAGCGTTAAACTGAGCAGAAATAGGAGCAGTAGTAGCATCCTGAGTAGTAAGTACTAAGGCAGTCTGAGTGACGTTACCTACAACAACTGTTGTACCACCGTCTAAGATTTCGTCAGCCTGAGTATCTACAATCTGCGCACCAGAAGAAGCTGTACCTACTTCATAACCAATGTCACCAGTACCTGTAACAGGAGCTACAGCACAAAGAATAGTAATGCCTGTGATGATTGTGTTCGCAGGTTGTGAAAACGTACCAATAGCTGGTGAGTCACCTGCAGTAGAGTTAACTGATACGCCAGTAACTTGAGCTACGTGCTTTACAAACTTACTATTTACAGCACTAGCTAAAGTAGCTGCGCCTGAAACAAGAAGAGTAGTAGCCATATTGACAGCACCGTCAATGTCTACAACGTCTAAGTTTGTAATCCCGTCAACGTCAACGTTACCAGAAACATCTAGTGAACCAAATGTACCTTCGCCTGTAACGTTAATGCCATCACCAAAAGTAATGTCTGTTTGATAGGCTTCGATGCCTTGTGTGAGTGTAGTAATTGCCATGATATTAGATTCCTATATGTTTACCATTTGACTTTATCAGCCCAGTA